GGCCGCGCAATAGTGACTGGCGCAGATCCGTCGATTTGCACGCTTAGGTTTGTGCCATCGTCCATCACTTCGTATTGCTTGCCATCAGCCAAAGCCGCTGAAACAGTGCTAGCTACAGCCGTGATCGTTGTGCCATTGCCCGCGCTAAACTCCAATTTGTCACTGGTGTTGATCGCCAGCTCGTAGCCACTATTGCCCGAGCGGTCAGACCAAATCACGCGCCGCGTACCAGCGCCGCCCATAGGTCGAATAACATCCGCGTAATAGAAACCCGTAGTAGACCCGCCACCGCCGCAGGTGTAAAAGTCGTCTGTACCGTCAAGGCGCAGGTATTTTGGAAAGCCGACAGAGTCGTAGTCGGTGGAGGTGTTTACGCGTTGGTAATCTGGTGTGGCGTTGTTAAACTGGCTTGGGTGTCTGCAATCAGGATGCCAAACCAAAATGAAATCTCCAGCACTCGCTGGAGAGCTGCCCCAACCGTAATACAGTCTAACTACATCTGTTGCTGCAAAACCGCTTGTTACTGTGCCCGTGATTTTCCACCAACCACCACCCGCGTCGGCTGAAGAAAATGCAGTGCCTATTGTATTTGTTACAACGCCCGTATCAAAATTAATGGATGCTATCGCAAAATTTGTCGAAGTAGTTGTGTTTCTAAACAGAAGCGTATTTCCAAGATTTCCAGACAGCACGCCTTTTTTGATGTACCAAATGTGCTGCAACGCCGTCTGTCCAAAGACTGCCTCGTAATAAAAGGTAGTGATCGCGCTTGCTGTTGCGGCCAGCTTGACAGCCGTACCAGACCCATCTGGTGCCGCTCCAGCGTTTGCGGTAACAGTGATATTCGTCGGAAAGTATTTACCCACTTCAACAAACTGCTCGGTCTTGGACAGCAAATTCACCCGCGCACTCACCACCCCCCGCGCCGTACTAGTCGGCTGCGTAGCGTGATTGCCACGCCCACTCCTATCCAGCACACGGCCTACGGGCTGCTCAAGCGCTGTGTATGGCAGAGTGCCAGCGCTGTCTTGCGAGAGCGACGCGAAGTCGGTGAAGGGGAGCCAAAAGCCTTGCTGACCAGCGGCGAAGAGGCTCTTAATCAAGGCGACAGAGCCGCCGCCATACGATTGCTCGAAAGCGCCACGGACAGCAGGCGTTACGGCTGGCCTGACAGCGGGGAAGACGCTCATGCGCGGTCTACGCCGAACGAGGCAGAGCCAGCGGGGCGGGATACGCGGAAAATAACTGGCCCGTCAAAGCGCGCTGTGTTTTTATGGTTGCCCCACTCCATGGTGTAGGCGGTGGTATAGCTGTTATCAGCGCGCTTGAATTGCACGGCGCATGATGCGGACTCAGGCGTAAGCCCGCCGCTTGCACCTGTGAGAAACAGTGTGACCGATTCGCCAGCGGCCAGCGTGATATCTGAAGAAGTGGCGGCTGTCGTGCCCGCTGCGAGGATTGTTGTTGCCATAGTGGTTCTCGTTAATTAGTGGATAATTTTTCGCAGAGCGCGCCCGCTGCTTTCAGTCGATCAGCATATTCGCTGATTTCTCTACCTCGCGCTTCCAGCCCGATAAGCAGCCCTGATAGCAGATCAGGGGCATCGGTACTTTGGACACCTTCGCCGCATCTGGCAGGTCGGGTGGCTTGATACCGTCTGAGCGATTCGCGCAACCCGCTAGCAGCAGTGGTAGCGCTAGCGTAATCAGCGCTGATTTTGAGATTTTGTGTTTCGGTTTCATCTAGTGCGTCCTGTAATTTTTTGGCGGCGGCTGCCGCATCGGCTTTGACCTGCGCGATTTGCGCTGCGTGCGTGGCCTCGATGCGCTTCATTCTGACAGAATCGAAGACAGCAAACAAGGAAAAGATGGCAATAACGCCAGCGGCTGCTATGGCGTATGCTTTTATGGCCGCAAATGATGGCAGGTACATTGGCTACACCTTCACCGTTAGGCCGTCTACGATGGCCTGAGCGACTAACCAGCTTGAGCCGTGATAGTTCGCCAGCTCGGTCGGGTTGCTCTGAAAAAAGGTCTCGACAATCAGGCCGCCACCGCGCACGAAGCCTGGATAAAACCCCCGGTCTCGCTTGACCTCTAGCGGGTCGAGCCATCCAGCATCACGGCGCGTGATCGTGTTTAGTGTGCGCGCAATATTGCGGGCGATGCGCTGCGCCAAGGTTTTGTCGCTTGGCAAGCTGATAACCTCCACCCCGCGCGCGTTTGGCGAAGTGCTGGCGTTAGTGTGCAGCTCTATAGATACGCGGCCTGTAATCAGCTTAATGGCGCGTGCGAGCGCCCAATTCTCGCCCTTAGCACCGTCCGTTATCACATCGTGCCCCAGCGCGCGCAGCTTCAAAGCGACTATATCGCGCAGCTCAAGCATAAGCGCGGCCTCGGATAATCCCGCCGCCATGTTGCCGGGGTCGCCCGCGCCGTGGCCAGCCGCAATTAAAAACTTCATTTGCCACCCCCTCGCAAGTCGTCAAAAGTTTGCCGCGCCGCCTTGGCCAACTCGCCGAAGTCTTGACCTTTTCGGTTTTCAACCCAAGTGAACATCGAGCGGATGATAATCCAAGCTGGCAAGCCGCAAAGCAGGTAAAGCCCGCCAAGCATCATTAAGCCGTCTTGCTCCAGCGCCCAAATGTGCCAGCCAAAATACCGCGCTGCAAAAGCGCCTCCATAGATGGAGCTGGACACGGTGCATATTAGCGACAAAGTCCACTCGCGGGGTGAGCGCGGCTGCGTCATCAGCATAACGATGACGGCTGCAAGGCCAGCGGGCAGGCCGTAAGCCATCGCGAGCTTGTAGACTGCGAAGCTTGCAGCGCCAGAGGATGTTGGTTCTGCCATTCTCATAAGCTTTCAGTGTTAGTTGAAGCGCAAAGAATGGTAATGCGCGGGTGGATTTGATGCTGCAATTTTAGCCCCTATTGGTTACACGGATTTTACACCTTGCCTTCTAGCTTATCAAGGCGCGCCGCGAGCGCTTCTATTGCAGCGCCTTGGCGTTTAGCCACTTGCAGCAAGGGCACGACTAGGCGGCTGTACTGCACGCCGATGGGTTTTAGCGGGCTGTCGTAATCAATGACCGTTTTTGGTGGGCCGAAAGGCTGCGGCACTTCTTTGGTGCTGTGCCCCCAATGCACAAGGCGGGGGTCTATGGTGGCTAGTTGTTCTGCTGGAATACCCCAATAGCCCCACTCTTGCCGGTCGCGCTCGCATTTAGAGCGGTAGAAAATAGTCTCTACGCCTTGCACGATTGCATCGGCATAGCTGTCTTCCATCGGCTCAATATCGCGCTTGAACTCAAGCGTGGATACTTCGCGGCTGAAAGTGCCGTCAGCGTTAATCACCGCATCGGCTGCGGTTGCGGTTGTGGATGCGTACCAATCAGTCACATCGATTTTTGATACAGTAAACTCAAACTCCGACCAAGTGCCCGCCGTTTTGGTGCGAAAACCAATTTTCCCAATCACCGGAGCTACAACAATTTGGAGCACCACACCAGTGTTTGCCGCTACTAAAACTGTTGCCCCGCTAAAGTAAGAATTAACCAGCGCGTCCACCTTTACGATGTAGCCACCTGGCGTTGTCAGGGTATCAGCAGACGCAGCAAAATCAGCTATTTCGATCAGATCATCCAGCACCTTGCCTTGCTTGTCGGTGATATTTGACATCGTGCCAGCTGCTAGCATCCGGTGGTCTTCGTAGCTAGTCACGGCTGTGGCATTGGTCACGCACTTGTAAAGCCGCAACTTACCCGTTGTCCAGCCTGTCGTATTTTTTGTCACTGCGCCAGTGGTAGCGTCTGCCTCGATGTAGCTAGTCGCGTTGGCGGTCAGGACTTGCACCGAGTTGGCAATGACCAAGCCCTTGAAGCGACCACCCAAAATGCCAAAGTTTAGCCCCCCGCTGGTGTTGCCGTTGCGCCCGTACATCATGGCTTGACTGGCAGCGTCAAACAGCAGATTGACCTGTGTTTCTTTGTCAGCCATGCCTATGGTTAGTTGCGGGATGTTGGTGCTGCTGTCTGCCATGATGCGTCCTTAAAGTGTGATTCTGATTGCGGGAGATTCAAGCCCAGCGCCTACCGTGGCGCTAACCTGCGCCACTGACAGTTCAATCCAAGTGCGCGAAATTGTGCCGCCGCTTGCGAGATCGTAGGCGTCAAATGCCGCTGTGATTTGCGCTGTCGTTAAATCAATATTCTGCACCGCGCTGCTGAATGTAGCTATCTGATTGCCGCCAGTCGCACGCATATAGATGATGTAGGCCTCTGTCGCCTCGCCGATGGGAACATTAACCCCATTGCGCCAGCCGCCATCGATGCGGCTACGGCGCGTCCAGCGGTAGCTAACGCCTGTCGATGTTTTCCAGCCGTATGCGCGGCGCGGCGCGTATGGCCTCAAGCCGCGCGCGTTATTGGTGAATAGCTGAATATCGGCCTGCTGCACAATGCCGCCGATTGTGACTGCCCGATAGCCGCCCTGCACACCTATACCAAGCGTGCCAAGGTCAGGGCGCAAAATGCCATCTTCGCCACTCATGAGCACGAAGCGCGTGCCGATTGGCTTAGAGACAGCCGCCAAATCCTCAGTCCCACGGCGCCCGCGCAAGATGCCAGTTAGCCGGTACTGCCTGTCGCCCGTCAATTGGGCGTCACGGAATTGGATAATTTCGTTGCCGATAGCCGCCGCATTTTCTAGGTTGAAAATCTCAGCGACGCTCTTCGATTCCAGCTCGCCGCGGTTTAGCTGCACATCGATAAAAATAGATTCATCGAAGAAGTTGGGCGCTTGCACCGCATCGACCGCGCCGCTTAAATTGGTTGAGGGTAGCGCGTTTAGGATAGTGCCAACAACGCCCATGCGGGTAACGCCGCCCAGCTCGCTGGTAGGGTCGGACAAGCTGCCAGTGAGCAACACAGCGCCGCCCCACCTGCCAGTGGGTGCGCGTGGCGCAATGGCTGCATAAAAGCCAGCATCATCGTCTTGATCGCGCATGATCGCGGTGTCGATCAACTCTGCCACGCTGTCAGCGACTAGATTGATTTGGTTTACAGGCGGCACATTGCCTGCACCTTGCGCGCTGCTGTTGTACTGGATGCCGTTTTCGTTTTCGGCCTCGAACGCATACACGCCGCCTTCATCCATCTTGGATGTGATGCGGGCGGTGAAGGTTTGCACGCCGTCTGTGACCGTGACCACATCGCACGGCTCTAGCGCAGCGTACTGGCGCGACAGCTTGAACTTCATGCTAGTGCGCCCTGCGTAGGCTTGGTACATCCAAGCATCTGCGATGCGGGCTGCTTGCGTGGCGGTCATGGCGATTGGCAGCTCTGCGCCCACTTTATTGACGGACGGCGTGACGATGCGCTGCGCAATTTCGGCGCTGGTTTGGTAGGCCGCGTCCAAGTTGGAGTAGCTGATTGTTACCTGTTGCGGTAGGTCTACCTCTTGCGCACGCACCACCGCCAGCGGGTCGCCGCTGTCCGCTTGGTCTACGCCCGCGCATAGGTCATCTAGCGGGATAGATGCCACTGGCGCGCCGCCGCGCTTGACGAACTTGAGCAGGCCGCCTGATTCCACCGCATCGAAGAAATAAGCGCTTTGCAGCGGCTCGATTGCGCCGCGCACCGCCGCCTGTCTACCCATTACATAGCCCGCGACTTGCGTGCTGTCGAGCGCCGCTTTATCGATTGCGGTTAAACCAACGCGCCCGCAAAGGTCTTGTACGATGCTGCCCAGTGGTACGGTTTGCGCACCAAGCGGAGACACGACGCGCCCGATGGTGATGGCTTGCTGGTAGGTTTCAGCCCCAACGGTTTCTTGTGGGCTTATGTCCAGCCTGTAAATCTGGCCGTTATTAACGATAAACCGCCTAGAATACAAATTCTCGTTAGAGCTAAATGATGGGCGTCGCACCCCATCATTTTGTGCGATGACTTGCGCGTATGGAGTGAGTGAGCCATCGGCGTTCAGTATTGAAAATGTCCGATTCTGATTCGGCTCAACATTCAGGCGGTGGCAAACGAACAAGGTCTTACCGTCGCTGCCGATTGACTCCATCGACTCCACCGCCCCGGCCAGCGAAACATCAGGCAGCGCCGTTAATGTGGCTGCATCCCACCTGCGAATGAGCCTATTTAATGGGTCTGCCAAATAGACAATGCCGTTCGCGACTTCTAAGTAATAGTTGTAAATGCCTTCCAGCGCCGGGCTAAAAGCGGCTGCCGTTTGCCTAGAATCACCACCCGCTATTGGTTTAGACAGCATGTATTTGCCGTCTAGATCTAGGGTGTAGATCACGCCATTGCTGATCCTATAGATGCTATTGACAGCTATCGGGAATGGCACGATCAAATGAGCGGAGCCGCCAGCCTTTTTCTGCCACGCAACATAAACATTTTTTGGGTCTTCGCAGCGCGCTACAAAGCAAGGCTGGTCAGATGTGCCAAACATCACGCCTATGTTTTTTTGAGTGAGTGTGAAGCGTACCTCGTCAGCCGCGTAAACGCCCGAGAAACGGCGCACACCGCAAATAGGGTAGCCATTTTCGTCAATGTCGCCCGTCAACAAATAGCACTCGAAAGCGTCGTCGTCACCCGCGTATGATGCGCCAGAGAATCGCAAAGATGCGACCGATGCGCCGCTCACAAGCGACTGCGCTTGCCGCTCGACTGTGCTGGAGGTCGCCCCGACTTTGACCACTTCAAATTCAAAATTTGGCAAGCGGTTGCCGTATTTCTCAAGCCAAAGCGTGCTGAATACCACATAGGCTACGCCGCGATAAGCAGGAACATTGCCCGCGCCATGCAGGGCTTCAAGCGTCGCATCTGGCATTTGGGTTTCGCTGCCTGTGTAAACTTTTAAGCCCTCGGCCATTGCGTTACTAGCGATTAAGGTTTCGACTGTCGCATCGGGCGCGATGGAGTAAATCAGCTCGCCGTTAGCCCAGATTTTAGCCACGCCAGATATAGTGCCCTCGCACAATGCCACCGCAACATCGGCCTCATAGGTGTAAGTGGTGTACTTCGTGCCGCCGCCCTTGCCGCGCTGCTTTTTGGTGGTGCTGTGTTCGCGAATGTCGCTCATATCGATGACATTGCCAGCGATACGCATTGCGCCGTAGACGATAGGGATGGCTGTACCGTAGGTGCTGGTTTGCACTTTGGTATCTTGTAGGCGTGGGCCTTCGATGCGCACCGTAGGGCGAAAGATAGCGCCGCCTAGGTATGAGCCAATCGCCCAGCCTGTCGAAGCTGCCAAGCCAACGGCTGGTGCAGCCCATGCCCCGATTAAGCCGAATGCAAGCGCCGCCATTAGATAAGCCCTTTAAGTTTGTAAGCCGCTGTGATGCGGCTGCGCCATGTATCGTCTAGGCGTGTTTCGACCACCTTTCGCGCGACGCTGTAGGCGTGGATGATGGAGAGACCGCCGTGCACATAGTCGCCGATGATGGCTAAGTGCTGTGGCTCTGCATCAAACTTGAACAGCAGCACATCGCCCGCCTGAGCGTCTGCAATCGGTATCTGCACCATCTGGCGCGCGCACTCATATTCAAGCTGCCCGCCGTCTGGGTGGCGGGCATAGCCTTGCACATCCTCAGCAAACAAGCCTAGATTTGTAGCCGTGCCCATAACCACGCCAGCACAATCCACGCCCACACCTTTGAGGCGTGCCTGATGGTGAAAGCGCGTGCCTATCCATGTCCTAGCCTCTGCGACTATGTCGGCACGATTAACCACGGTTTGCGCCTCCTGTTTGCATGACGGCGTCTTGGCCGGGCACTAGCGGCTCGCCGCGAAAATTTATCGCGTTCGCAAACTTGCCTATGCAGTCGTTTTTGAAGCGCTTGCGACAACCCGGCGCAATGGTCAAAGTGTCGCCATTATTGACGGTAAACGGCATGGGCAAGTACAAGCCAATGTCGCCCGCCGCGCTGCTTTTCACTTCCATCGATAGGCCGATATTCAGCCCGCTGGTGAAAGTGGCTAGGCCGCCGCCGTACCAATCGGGGGCTTTACCAAGCGCTGCGCCGTCGATTTGGATCGCGGTTTCGCCCAGCACCGCCGTGACCGTGGCGGTGTCCGTAATGGCTGGCAGGTTTACCTTGCAGCGTGCATCACCAAGGATTGCGCGGCATGATGGCGCGTAGACCTCGCCTATGCTTTGCTGCAATAGCTGGGTTTGGCTGCGCATCTCAGCGGTGAAAGTATTCTCGCCATAGCTGACTTCGCCGATACGCCCGCTGCTCAAGATAACCTGTCCCGCTGCCGGCGCTAGATAATCGACCTGAAATACTTCAATTGCTGCGAAGTCCCAAAGGCCAGCATTGAGGTCTTGCACTGTGATGCGGTCAGAATTGAGCAGCCCTTGCAGCTCTAAGTTGCTAACAGATAGGTCTTGCTTATCCTGAATCGCGCTAGGCGTGTAGCCCGCAGCTGCTTCGTACAGCACGCCGCCGATTAGTAAATCATCCACATTGTCTGTGAAGCCGTAGACCGTGCCATTTTGTAGCGTCGCCTTCCAGCAAGTGCAAAGCGTCGAGACTTCGGCTGCGTATTGCGCGGCGATGTTTGGCGGTATGGTCTTCATGCGCGCAGCTCGATCAGTTGGATACCGTTCCAATTGTAAAACAAACCCTCTGCGCCTCTAGTGTCCACCTCAAGGTTAATGTCATCCACATCAAACCGACACGGAACATCAAACTCACCTGACCATGTCACTAAATCCGCCGCCTTTGGAAGCGCTGCGATTTTCGCGCCGCTGGTGTAGGTAGTAAACGCGGTCGTGTTGATGCCGATCACAAAGGTAGTCGTATTGGTCACGCTAATTACGAAGCCAGCGAGCCCGTGAATTTGTATCATGCCCAAAGCGCCGTTGTCAAACTTCACGCCCTGCCCGACTATCAATCCATGCGGAGTGCTAGTCACTACCACGGCTTGAGCCGCTTTGCTTATGCTGCTGACCGTGAGTGCCGCGCCTGTTGGTGTTATCGTGACGATGCCTTTGGTGGTGTCTACGGTTGCGGGCGCTGCCACGCCATTGATAAATATGGCGACCGTGCCTGATACGGGCTTGGTAATGTCACGGATGCGCTGCAATGCTCCAGCTGTGTAGGTCTTTTGTAGCTGGTATTTCTCAGCGTCGATGCGCTTGGCTGTCGTGTTCGCGGCATTGGCTTCGAAGTCTGCCCAATCTTTGACACGGAAACCATGCCCCTTGCCTTGGGTGGCATGGAAAAAGTTATTCAGGGTTTCGGTATCCGCCTTCGTTTTACCGCCGTACCCTAAATTCATAGAGCGCCGAGCTGTTTCCCATGCGATATTGCGTCGCTCATGGCCGCTTTGCGTGACGCCTACCCGCGTTTGGTATGAAGCGGTGAAAGTCGAGCCAAAGGTAACATCCTCTGGCAAGCGCGGGGATTCGATAAAAGCCATTAGCTGTTCCTTCGCTGTGCGCGTTGCAGGGCTTGCGCCGCCATTGCCGCTACTTGCGCCTGTGTTTGTTTGCTAGCTGGTTCGCTAAGTACAAAGGTGTTGTTGATTGTCATTGTGCCACCGCTCCCGGCCGTGTCGCCGTTGGTGTATTGCTGGTTTTCTTTTGCCGTTAGGATGCGCTCACCTTTGTGGATTTGCGCCACTTGGTCTTGTTGGACATAGGGCGTTCCAACATCGAAGCTAGGCAGGCCGCCGATAAAGTCGCCCAATGGGTCGCCGCCTCCACCACCAAACAAGCCGCTAATTAGGCCGCCAAAGCTGTTGCCGCCACCGTTGCCGCCGAAGATTTTGGAGGCCATTTCTTTGGCGACTATCTTGTTTATCTCTTGAACGATGGTATTTGCTAAGTCTTTGAAAGCGTCGCCAAGCGTTTTCGTGCCGCTGATTACATCAGCAAAGGCGTTGCCAAACCCTGTCTGAAAGACTTCATCAAACTTGGCTTTTAGCGGGTCAGCGGCTGCGCGCAATTTATCCAGCTCTAGGCGCAAGCGTTCGACCTCTAGCACCTGCTGCCCCGTTAGGTCCGTAGCTGCCATCGCTTGATAAATAGCCAACTGGGTTTCTAGCTGCGCGATAGCTTGTAAGCGAAGCGCCCCGATCTGCTGCATGCCTGTGATCGCACCCGTAGTGCCTAGCTGCTGCGCCAGCGCTATGCGCTCTTCTTGCAGCCCCAGCGTGTCAGTAATCAAGCTGTACTCTTGCGTTAGCTGGTTGATGCGCGCTTGGTTAATCGCGTTCGTGCGCAGCGCCTCCATTTGCGCTAGTGCGCCAGATTCGCCGTTAGCTGATAGCAGCTTTTTACGCTCTGCGTTTTGCAGGTCAAAACTGAGCGCGGCGGCCTTGGCCAGTTCGCCCTGCATTGTCAGCAGCTCTACATTGACGCTAGTAACTGAGTTTTTGAGCGCCTCCATTGCTTTAGCCTGCTCGACCGCTAACTTGGCGACCTCAAAAGCGCCGTCGCCTTCTAGCTTGTTGCGCTTGTACAGCAGGTCATTAATCTTTTCTTGCGTGGCGATGCGCTCTTCGCCCTTGCCCACTTTCGCCATGTACGCCTGAAGCGCTGCGATTTGCTGGCTGTAGCCTGCGGCCTCGACCGCTGTCGTTTGCTTGGCGATGTCTTGCAGCTGGCTGTAGTAGCTACTGATTGAGATTAAGCCCTGGTCGTTCGCCAGCCCTAAGCGACGGTTGCGGTCTTCTAGCGCATCGACCTGCATTTTGGTGGCTAGCTCGATAGCTTTTAGAGTTGAATCGAGCGCGGCTTTCAGGGCTTTATCGTCGCCTTTGCCTGTGTCTGTCGCGCCGCCGCCTGCGGGTGTTGGCGCGCCTTTGCCCGCTGCTGATGCTGCGCGCTTTTTAGAGCCCGCGATAACATCGTCGAGCATCGACACTAGGCCGCTGTTGCCTTGGCGTTTCATTGATTCGCCTATGCCTTTAGTCCAAGCGCCTGCGATGTCTTTGGCCGCTTGCTTGGTGTAATCCAAGTCTTTCGCACCAACCGCCAGTACGCCCTCCCAGTCTAGGCGCATGCCAGCGCTGGCCATTTCTGCCAAGCTGGATAGTGATTTTTTAGCCCTATCAACAAATACGGCGACTGTCGTGCCAAGCGCCTCGAACACGCCGCGCACGAAGCCGCCAAGCATGTCGAACACGGTCAGGATGTAGCGAATCATGCTTAACCAAAAAGACTCTTGGTTGCTGGTGCTGTCGTCCGCCTTTTTCTCCATATCGTCAAAGGTCATGCCAAAGAATGTGCCCACACCTTTTAGCGCGTGCTTGGCTGTGAGTGCAAAGTCGTCCCAAGCTTCCGATAAGTCATTGAGCACGAAGCCTAAACCCTCTTTAAGCGTGGCCGCTAGCTCGTTGCCCATATCGGCTAGCGTTGCCAGTTCGCCAGTGCCTATGCTGATTTTGTCGCTGAATAGCACAATCGCCGCGATAGCGCCTGCCACCCACGCGAATGGGTTAGCAATAGAAATTGCGATTAGCTGCGTGATGATTCTCGCCAGCAGCGGGATAGTGGCAGACGCGCCAGCCATCACCATAGGCCACATGGCTACTAGGCCGCCCACAGCTAGCACAGCCGCCCACTTAGCGATGGTCTCCATGTTATCGGCGACCCATAGCAAAGCCGCCGCGACTTTTTCGCCAGCACCTGTTTGCTGGTTGAATTTGTCCACTAGCTCGCCGAAAGCGCGCCCGATTTGCGTCAGCCCGTCCATGATGGTGGCAGGCATATTTTCAGCTTCTTCTCGGATTTTCTGCATGTTGCCCGCTAGCGCCTCATACAGCACTTGGCCTGTAATCTTGCCTTGCGCCCCCGCATCGCGCAATTGGTTGGTTGTTAGCCCTAAATGCTCTGCTAGCAGTTCTGTGATGCGCCCGCCATTGGCTAAAACTGAATTCAGATTCTCGCCTGATAGCTTGCCAACCGCCATTGCTTTTTGCAGGGCGTACATTACAGAGGCCGCGCGGTCGCCTTTCGACCCTGAAACAACGAGCGCGTTGTTTAGGGTTTCGACGAAGTTCATCGTCTGCTCGGTCGTGTAGCCTAACGAGCGCAGAGCGCCCTCAGTTTGCAGATAGCCCTCTGCTGTTTGGCTAAAGCTGGAATAGGTGCGTTTGGCCATCTGTTGCAGCCTATCCATAGCCGCCGCACCCTGCTCTGCGCCGCCTGTGACGCGCTCTAAACGGGCGCGGAAGTCGGTCATTTCAGACGATATTTTGATGAAAGCGCCCACACCTAGAGCGCCAGAGAGACCTGCGAGGCCGCTGCGTAGCGTGCTGACTGAGCGCGCAAATCCTGAGCTAGCAGGGCTGGCGGCTTGCTGCGCCTTTGTAAATTTATCCGTCGCGCCTGTGGCTTTGTCAGCGTCTTTCTTGAAGCCTTCAAGGGCAACAGACGCTTTGCGTAAGCCGTCCGTCTTTACCTCTACGCCTAGCTGTGCAATATCCATAACTCGCCCTTATTTGCCTTTGCCTGGTGGCTTGCGGCCTGCTGCCAATTGTCTCACAGCCTCTGCTTCTTGGCTACTCGTAACGAGGAAAGCCCCATCCATATGCACGAGCGTTTGCACCTCCCACGGACTTGGGTCTGTGCGTAGCAGTTGCGCCCACGCTGCGATGTTGCCAAAGCCTAGCGGCTGATAGCCGCCGTCCGTGCTGGTTCGCTGGCTTTGAAGCTGCCAGAACCACTCCCAAAGGTGTTGCCCCGCAATGGGCAGTTCGTCCAGCTCTGGCGTGTCTGCGCCCTTGCCAAAGCGGGCGTTAAACTCTCGGCGGGTTTCTAGTATCGGCGGCTCTTTGCCGCTGTAGTCGCGCGGTACATCGTACCGAACAACCACACGCACCGCATCTACTAGCTTTTCGCCTAGCTCGGAAAAAAAGCTTCAGTATCTCCAACAGCTTCATCGACTTGCTTGCGCAGCCAAACGACGGACAGCATCTCTTTAACGAGCGCGGCGCTAAATGCGGGCTTTTCGCCGTTCCAAAGCGCGTCGCCTGTAAATTCAATATCTGCGACCGTGGCGCTCAACAGCGCGATGCTGTCTGCCTCCATCGAATCGGCTGTTTGCTTTTGCGCTTTCTTGGCAAGCATGGCATTGATCAAGCGGCGGCGCACAGCATCGACCTTGGGGTCTGTTGGTGGGCGCAGCATTAGCTTAACGCCTGTCGCCTCACCCGTGGCGGGGTGCATGATTTCAAGCACGCGCTCGGCGGCTTTGATGTTGCTTAAGTCCATATTCTGCTCCTAGTTATCAAAAAATGCGCCCCTAGTGAAAGGGACGCATTGGCCGTTATCTTACCCGTAAAGGTTAGCTAATGGTAGCACCGATACCTGCGAGTGTCATCGGCGCGCTAAACACCACATTGTAATCAGTGCCAGTGGTTACGGTAGCTGTAACGCCGCCTGTCAATACCGCGTTGATGGCTGTTTGTACATTGATGGCGGTTTCGGCTGCGTCGATGATGCCGGTGACAATGCCGCCGACAACCAACTGGAAGCCACTCACGCCGCCATGTACATCAACCACATAACTGGTAGTGCCCGCAGCGTTGTTGCTCACTGGCGCCTGCTGGAAGGCAATCGTGTAGTTGGACAGGTCGAAGTCCTCATTGCGGCCGCCCGGTGAAGCTGGACCCGAAACCAAGCCGCGCCCGTACTCGACCGTGCCGTCTTGCTTGACCATCTTGAAAGCGTGGCTGTGGAAGTAGTTAGGCTGGCCGATGGCTGTCATCTTGGCTTGGCCTGCGTCGTTTTCGTCGCGGGCGCACTCAAGCGTACCAGTGCCCGCATCTGTGATGCCCTTGGCTTTTTTCGTCACCAGCGTGTTTACGGTGTCATAAGACAGCATGTTGGTGTTAATGCCGCGCTCAGGCAGTGAGCCGACATTGGCGACATTAATCCAAGATGCGACGCCCTGAAAGCCCGCCAAATTCAAGTCGGCATCGTAGGCGTTCGCCGACACCGCAAAGGACACATTGCTGTGTGTATAAACTGCACTCATGATAAATACTCCTATAGGTGTAAAAACTAACTAACGCGAGTCGCGCGCCAACTCACGGTAACTGGGACGATGATTTTGTCGCCGTCCTCGATTACGCTGGAAATAGAGGGGCGCTCATCTTGCCGCGCGCCTCCAAAAATAGTGCCCTTGGGGAAAGCCGCGGCTACTTGCTCTGCTAGCTTGAGCGCCGCGATAGAGCCAGCCCCCCTGCGCCCGCAAACCATCACGCGCAAAAAACCGCGCTCAACCGCGGGGTTTGTTAGGCCGTACTCAGTCACGCCGCTGTAAAACGGCTTGACCTCGAGCCATAGGCCGCTTGCGGGTGGTGTGAAAACCATCCCCGAATAAGCGATTGGGTAGCTTGAAAATGCCGCCGCGATCTTGGTACAAAAGCCGCTAAAAATAGTATCAGTGCTCATATGTTCCTAGCCTTCGCTTTCGCTGCTGCTGCGTCCACATGCTTTTGCCAATTCTGTGTCTGAGTCTTTAGAAACCCATCATGCATTTCGCGGTAGCGTGCATAGTTCGCCGTCCAGCCGATGTAAAACGGGCCTTTTAAGTCCCACGCCAACAGCTTGAAACTCACTTCATTGGTGGGCGCATAGCTTGGGGCTATCTGCTTCCCCGCTTCGCGTGCCTTGGCATGCTTGGCCGCTGTTGCCGCATCGGGCGCGGTTTCGCCGCTTGGCATCGAGCCAGCCTGCCCCGCTTGCGAAGCACGCAAGAAACCTGTATCCACGCGCATCTGCCCACCAGCGCCCACGGCTTTGTTTGACTCGATAGCGACTGATTGAGCGGCGGTTTTAACCACCGCCTCTATGCGGCGCTGTGTTTCTTTGACCCATTCGTCAACGGTTACATTAGCCATTTGCTGCTAGCCCTATGAAATCGACCTCGACGCGCACGAAGCAGCGACAGTTGATTGTATTGTGCGCAGTGGCGCCAAGGGAAGTGTCGCCTGGGAATAGCATCTTTTCGCCGTCGCCAGTCTCAAAGGCTTGATCTAGCCCTACGCGCTGACCCTCCATTGCGCGGTGGGTGTCGCGGGTGCGTCTGTCCGATGCGCTCTCCCAGACCTTGATGGCCTGCGAAGTCTTAAGCGCCCCATCACCAACGGCCTGTGCCCATGCTTCAGCGCGGCCTGCATTGACGGCCTCCATAGCTTCAGTGCGGGCGATATTCTCGCCGCGTAATTGCAGCAGGCTATCGGCGTATTGACTAACGAGCGTATCGACTTGGCGCTCTGTTAGCGGCGTGTCGTTATTGATAGCCTTGCGGACTAGCGAATCAAAACGGCGATCACGGCGCGCGCGGGTCAGGTAATTCTTATCGAGCGCTAGCAGCTCAAAACGGGCGGTATCGACGAACTGCGCGTACTGCTCGTGCAGGCCGATAATGCCGCCTTGCCTCACTTGCGACTTGCCCACGCGCCCTACGATGTCAAGCGCTACGCTGCGCGGGTTGCGGCCTAAGCCCATGCCAGCTTGCAGGGTGTTGCGGATAGCTTCGCGCTGCCCGTCTAGTAGCTCTGTCACTAGTGTGCTGCTCTTATTCTTGAGCCACGCTTGCGCGGCTGGTGTGCCTATGTCGAAGGCTTGCCCCATCAGCCCATACTCAAGCGCTGCGCCCTGAAAGACAGCAGCGCGGATGCTCTCCATGGTGGTTTGCAGGTCTACGCCAGTTAGCCCCGCCGCTTTTAGGATTGCGTCAACATCTTGCAGCAGCACGCCGCTTTCAACATCGCCCAAGTCTGCGCGGCTCACACGCAAGCGCACGGCCTCTACGAAGGCCGCAGCGATTTGCGGCTCAAGCGAATCGAGAAGCGCATTGTAGGCTTTGGCGTCGGGCTTCATGCTCGAACATAGACCTTATACGCGGCTACTATGCCCGCGCTTGGTTTCGCATCAATCTTGAGGATGCTGAAGGCTTTGCCGTTGATGGTGATGCGGTCATCCATCTTGGGCGATAGCGTGCCCGGCATGGTAACTGCGAGGTCAGTAGACACGATAAGGCCATCGATCAGCTCTTGCGCTTTCACGCTTTGCACCGTGCCTGTAAATGGCTTAGGTGTGTAGGTGGTTGTGCCAGGCTCCCAAGCCGTTCCACCGCTGCTGCTGTAAACATCCAGCGACAGGCCGCCCTGATCGAACTGCTTGAGCAGCTGCGTGGCGAGGTTGCGCATGTCTAGGTAAAAGCTCATGCGCGGGCGCTTTCGCCGAATAAGGCGGGTTTAGGCAGTACGCCGATTAAGGTGGCAAGCGCATCATCCACGGCTGTTAAGGCCATACGCTGCGCGTTTGCATCTGTTGCGCCGTCGCGGTAGGTCACGGCAACAGCGCCATCGACAGACGCGGATTTGATGCCCAGAGCTGGCACGAAAGACGGCGACAGTGCGTTAGGTGTGGCCAGCTCTGCGATTGCTGCCTCGCAGCACGCATTGATAACCTCGGACGGTATCGCATCGTTAGCGATGGAGTTGCCCTCGATGTCTGAAGCGCCTGTGCGAGGCCATGCCAAGCCCTGAGCGCGTGCGTGGGTGCGATAGCCGCGCCAGCGTGGTAGGTATGCTGCATCAATCCAAGCGGTAGCGCGGATTAACGCCGCTTCACCTGCTGCATCGTCTGCAAAGGCTTTGCCGCGCTCCAGCGCATAAGCTAGGCAACTGGCGGCGGTCGCATAGCTGTTTGCGGTGGGCTTGCCTGTACCGTCTTCAATCACTAGTGCCATTTT